GGCCTATCCCTCCTACGACGGCATCTCGCCAGATGCGATCGCAGTTCTGGCCCGCGTCATCTGGATGGCGCGGCGGGTCTAACGCTATCGCTTTTCGCGATTGACCAAGTTCACTTAAACCGTTATCGTCCCATCCGTTGCCGCCCCATTGGCGGCTCGGAGGAGGGACGATGAACAAGCTGACCAATCGCGAGATCGAGTACGCCGACCGCCTTGTGGCAGAGAACCTGCCGTTCTGCGGCGCGCTGACGCTCGACCAGCTGATCGACAAGTGGGCGGACCACGGTTACCGCCCGACGCTGCGCACCGATCTCGGATACGCGCAACTCGCTGACGCTTACGACCGCCGGGCCGCCGAGCGCGGCATCGACGTGCGCGCCTACCGCGGTTGAGGGGGCGCGCATGACCGACACCCTCGCCGAGCTCCGTCAGCGCCTCGCTGACGTCGAGCGCTTCCTGCTGATCGAGGAGGCCGCCGACCGCGGCGCGGACCTCCAGAAGATCAGCCGGCTTCGCCAACACCGCATCGCGCTGCACCTCGAGATCGACGCGCTCGTCGCGTCGAGGATCGCGGGGGCGGCATGAAGATGCCCTCGCTGTCCGACTGGGCGGTCGGGATCATGGCCGCCGCGATGATCTACGGCCTGCTCCTGGTGACGCCATGAGCAAGCCGCTGACCACGGGCTACCGCGCCGACCTGCCGGTGACGCCGGCCGTCTTGCGCGGGCGCATCGCGATCCGCGCAGAACTGCTTCGCGGCGTCGACCCCGAAAGCATCGGCTTCCTCAACCAGCACCAGAAGATCGCCGCGCTGGAGCGCCAGCTCGCTGCGCTGGAGGGCGGGCGATGAGCCGGTGCTACGCGAGCATCATGCCGTCGCGCGATGGCATCGTGTCGGTGCGCCACTACACCGGCGAGGTGGAGTTCGTCTCGATCAGCGTCGGCGACGTCACGCTGCAGGTCTCGGTCCACCAGGCCGACCGCATCCGCGACGAGATCGCTGCGGCGTTTCGGCGCCCGCTCGAACTCGAGGAGGTCAACCGATGACCGACGAGCAGGAGCGCCTCGTGCGCGCCAGCGGCGAGGCATGGGCTTGGATGGACGACGACCGCCGATCGCGCGGCACCGCTGCCTACTGGCTTGCCTTCGCAATGCTCGGCGTCGCGACTGGCGCGGTGGTGATCGTGCTGGCGGGGTTGCGATGAGGTTTGGCTCCGTCTGCTCGGGCATCGAAGCCGCGTCGGCAGCGTGGCACGCGCTGGGCTGGCGCGCGGCATGGGTCTCGGAGATCGAGGCCTTCCCGAGCGCGGTGATCGCCGCGCGCTGGCCGGGCGTCGAGAACCTGGGCGACATGACCTCGCTGCCTGAGCGCATCCTCGCACGCGAGGTCGAGGCGCCGGACGTCTTCGTGGGCGGGACGCCGTGCCAGGCGTTCTCCGTCGCCGGCCTGCGCGGTTCGCTCTCCGACGCGCGCGGAAACCTGACCCTGACCTTCGTGAGGATCGCTGATGCAATCGACGCTGTTCGACGCGCTGATGGACGCGCGCCCTGTTGGGTCGTGTGGGAGAACGTCCCCGGCGTCCTCTCCGTCGCCGACAACGCTTTCGGCGCGTTCTTGGGCGGACTGGTCGGCGGCGATGCCGCCCTCGAGCCGCCGCGAGGACGAGGCTGGACCGACGCGGGCGTGGTTTCTGGACCCAGCCGATGCGCCGCATGGCGCGTATTGGACGCCCAGTTCTTCGGCTTGGCGCAACGACGGCGCCGGGTCTTCGTGCTCGCTCGCGCAGGTGCTGGAAACTGGCAAGCTGCTGACGCGCTTCTACCTGTCATCGAAAGCGTGCGCTGGCATCCTGCGCCGCGCCGAGAAACGGGGCAAAGAGCTGCCCCCTGCCTTGCGGCGCGCACTCGAGGCGATGGCGGCCTCGGCGCCGACGCAGAGCTAGATGGCGCGCTGATACCCAGCACCGGAGACGTGTCGCATTGCCTCAACGCAGGCGGCATGGGCAGGCAGGACTACGAGACGGAGACGCTCGTCGCCCACACCCTGCGCGGCAAGGGCTTCGACGCCGGGGAAGACGGCACGGGGCGCGGAACGCCGCTGGTGCCGGTAGGCGTGTTTCAAGACAGCGAGTTCGGCGTGCAGCAGTACGACAGCGCCGGCACGCTGCGGGCCGGGCGCATACCAGAACATCAGATGGTCTTGCAGCTCGCCCACGCCTTCGACGCGCGCCAGTCCGACGTCATCCAGTACGGCGACCGCACCGGCCCGCTCGACACGGACGGCCACAGCGTGGCGGTGGCGTTCGACACCTACAACCAAACGATCACCGGAGACACAACTCAGACGCTGTGCAGCCGAGGCGATACGCGTGGCGGGAACGCTCACCTTGTTCCTGCGGTGCAGACCGCCATGCAAGTCCGCCGCCTGACCCCGCGCGAGTGCGAGCGCCTTCAAGGCTTCCCCGACGACTACACCGCGATCCCCTGGCGCGGCAGGCCCGCGAGCGAGTGCCCCGATGGCCCGCGCTACAAGGCGCTCGGCAACAGCATGGCCGTGCCGGTGATGCGGTATCTGGGCGAGCGGATCGTTGCAGTGGAGAGCGAACGATGACCCCCGCCGAAACCGCCCGCCGCGCGTTCCGCGCGCTGTACCTGTACCCGCCCGATCCCGAGTGCGCTCGCGACCAGCATCGCCTGGCGTTCCTCGAGCGCGTGGTCCGGTCGATCGAGGCCGCCGGCATGGCGGTCGTGGAAGGAGAGGATGGACGATGACCATCCGCACCATCGCCGCCGTCGTCGCGGTCACCAGCTACATCGCCCTCTGGGCCATCACACTGTGGATGGCGCAGAAATGACGCCCCGCCTCATCCGCCGCGCGCAGGTGCTCGAGCTGCTGGGCGTGTCTGGATCAACGCTGCATCGCTGGCAGGCGGCGGGCATCGTGCCTGGGCCGTTGCCGGGGACGGCGGTCTGGGACAGGCATGCGATCGAACGTGCGATTGATCGCGCCAGCGGGATCGAGCAGCCTGCGCCGCCTCGCAGCGAATGGTTGGAGGCACTCGACCGTGCAGACGCTTAGGCTCCGCGGGATCAAGCGCTACGTCAGCGGCGGGCGCACCTACTGGTACTTCCGCCCCACCGGCGAGCGGCTGCCAGACGAGCCGCATGCGCGCGCCATGCGCGTGCTCGAGATCCAGAAGGAGCGCGAGCGCTTCAAGTTGACGGGCAAGGCGGTCTACGCGCCGGGCTCGTTCGACGACCTCTGCGACGCCTACCTGCGCAGCGACGACTACGGGAGCCTCGCGCTCACGACGCGCGGCGACTACCGCGAGCGCATCGACTGGCTGCGCCAGCGCTTCGGCGCGCTGCAGGTCTCAGGCATCGACCGAGAGTTCGTGGTGGCGCTGCGCGACAAGCTGGCGGCGAAGCCGCGCGCGGCAGACTGGATGCTGCAGGTGCTTCGCCGGCTGCTGTACTTCGCGCTCGACCGGCCGTCGCGCTACGGCCTGCAGTACAACCCGGCCGCCAGGTTCAAGCGTGCGTGGCGGCCTTCGGCCAGCAGCAACCGGCCGTGGACGCCGGCCGAGGTTGCGGCCATGACCAAGGGGCCGGGGCCGATCGCCACCGCCGTGATGCTGGGCGCCCATCTCGGCCAGCGCGAGGGCGATGTGCTGCGTTTGACCTGGGCGCAGTTCGACGGCGAGGCGGTGACGCTGCGCCAGTCCAAGACCGGCGAGCGGCTGGTCGTCCCGGCGCACCCCGAGCTCGTGGCGTACCTCGAGCGCCTGCCGCGGATCGAGCTCGGCACGATCGTGGTCGGGGCGCGCGGCCGGCCTCTGACCGGCAACGGGTTCCGCACGCTGTTCCAGCGCCAGCGGGCGGCGGCGGGTGTCTCGGGGATCACGTTCCACGGGCTGCGGCACACCGCGGCGCAGGCGCTGGCGGAGGCCGGCTGCAGCGAGGCGGAGATCCGCGCGGTGCTCGGTCACCGCACCTCGCAGATGGCCTCGCATTACACGCGGCGGGCCGACCAGGCGAGGCTTGCCGGAGCCGCCGTGGAGAGGCTCGTCGGCTTGAGCAAGAAGAACAAAACCGGGGACAAAGTGTCTAAGACCCCCCGGAAAACTGTCTAAAGAACGGAACCAGTACCACCTAAGTCGTTGATTTCGCTGGTAGCGGCGGGCAGATTTGAACTGCCGACCAAGGGCTTATGAGGCAGCAGCTTAACCTGCTGCATCAATGGCTTGCGTGTCTATCGCCCTGCGGCGCCGCCACTGCGAATCAATGGGTTGCGGCCCGAATGTCTATGAGGGCCTTGGCCTCGCTCCGCACCGCTTCCACGCGCCTGCTCCACCCCCTCCCGAAGGTCGGCCAGATGGGCAGCGCGCGCAGGAACTCGAGGCGCAGGTCGCAGATCCGATCGATCGTGGCGACGGGGTCTGCGGCGGTCGCCAGCGCCACGGTACGCGGCCCGATGGAGCCGTCGACCGCGGCGCCAACGGCCTGCTGCAGCAACTTGCCGGCGCGTCCTGTGCCGCTGTTCACCGCCACATCGAACACCGCCAAGTCAACGCCGGCCGGCAGCTCGTCGGCGCGCACCGCGTTCCAGTACCGCTCGCGGTACAGTGGCGCCACGAGCTCGGGCGTCAGCGCCCGCATCGCCGCCTCGTCGGACGGCTGGTTCGTCCAGCTCTCCCAGACGCGCTGGGTGACGCCCAGGTTGGTGCGGCCACCCGGATCGGCCGGATGGTTGACGTAGCCGCCCTCGTGCTTGAGGACCGCGGCCAGCGCCGTCGGCCAGGTCGCCGCGCTCATTTCTGCCCGCCGGCCAGCAGCTGCGTCTTCTGCTGCGAGGAGCTCGACGAGCCGAAGTAGTAGGCGATCACCTGCTCGGCCTTGGCGCTGACGAACCCGATCAGCGTGCCGACGGTCGTCGCCATGAGCGGGTCTTTCATGCCGTCCACGAGGCCGAGCAGAACGAGGAACACCGTCGCCATGAAGCCGGCCACCACCACGAACGCCAGCACCCGCGGCATCCAGTCTCGCACCTGCGCCTCGCGGCGGCGGGCGCTATCACGGTCGCCGGCTGCGATCTTCTCGAGGTCGATGTCGAGCTCGCGCATGCGCACGGCGAAGTCCTGGTCCGCCTGCTTCAGCGCGAGCAGCTGGTCCGGCGTCGCCGACGCCATCGCCTTGGCGACATCCTTCTCGCTGCTGTCGCCCGGCAGCCCGAGCACCTCGGCGACGACCTTCATCGCCATGCCGCCGAGCGGCCCGCCGATGGCAGTGGCGATGCTCGGCGCCACCGCGCCAACGATCTTGAGCAGGTCCATCAGCGCTTCCTCATTTGCAGGATGACCGAGATCTTCTGGCGCAGCCGGATGAGGTCGTTATCAAGCATCCGGATGCGATCGATCAGCGCGATGAGCGTGGCGCTCGCCTCGCTCAGCACCGGCTTCACGATCGTCGTGGCCCATTGCCAGACATAGAAGACGAGGTACGCCATGCCGACGGCCGCCACGATGGGGAAGCCGTATTGCGTCACGAATGTCGAGAGCTGCTGCATCAGTCCTTCCTTGCGTC